GCTTGATGAGTACCTAAGTAATGTTTCAAAATTATAAAAAGTAAGTTCTAAAAATGCAAGTTATTCGTGACGAAACGTGGCAGCAATGCCTTGCCAATGCGGTTAAGATGTATAGAATCATCGAACCCGATGATCGCTGTTATCACTTAGCTGATGCAACGTGGAAGTGTAAGATGTCTTATAAGAGACACGAAGAAAAGAAAGAGAGTCGACAAGTTGTTGTCATTGACAAGATACCTGAGAAGCAAGTGACACAGCGTTCACAACATAAAATATGTCAAGCGACGACTATGTCTGGAAAACCGTGCTCGTTCAAGGCTATATGTGGAGATTTTTGCAAAAAGCATAGAATCGATAAGGAGGAAATCGGAAAAAAGATTCAAATAAAATCCTAGACTATTATAAATGTTAGACCAAGAAAGTCTTAGACCTGTAATAATAGCAATGGCTCTTTACATCACTATCGGCGTTATCATCCCTCGTATTGTTACCAAGCCTACCGGTTTTCAACCCCTAGATGACCTCGTTATGACCATAATCGCTCAAAGGGGATCATTGATGAGTGGCACAATTCTCATAGGTCTTATTGTCCTCGCCACCAATTACATTCAGGATGAACTCATGTAAAACATTCTCACGTCCTACTAAATTTTGAGTGTATTCGTGATCCATGTGACGAAGTCTATTGTCATACGCGTGTCTCATGAATTCCAAGAGTTGGTCGAAATTCGGATTTCCCCATTTCATACCTTTTTTGAAGAGAAAGTCATCATTCTCCAACTCTTGAAGTTCACAGTCAATTGTGTACGGTGTTTTTATATACTCCGAAGCACCTCCATATCTGGTTATGATAACAGGTTTGTTCCTCATAGCAGCTTCGACCGCCCCCATACCCACACCTTCAGAGTGAGAAAAATTTACATAGCAATCACAACGATTATGAAGAGTATCCATTTCTTCATCGGATAGCATATCATTTATAACTTCAACGCGTGGAAACTGAATCTGTACAGACTGATTACAAGTAGCTTTCACTACGAGACGTGTGTTTGGTTCATTTAATCTCGCGAATGCCTGAATAACATCTCTAAATTTCTTTCTAGGATCCATGATATTTCCGATATGATAAAACGTATAAGGTTTTTCCTTTGGTGTAGGAATATGAGCGTGTATCACATAAAATTCATTTTCCGGAAATTGTTTCGATAAAACATTCTTACAAAATTCACTTGGAACTGCCACACGTTTAAATTCCTTCATTATAAGTCCATAATCTTCATGAACAGTTTCTGTTTCACACACAGTCATACATGCTAGATTTTTTACTCTAGTTTTTGCGTACTTGATGTATTCAATTTGATCCCGTGTTGGGATTACAAATATCAGGCCATTATCAGTCTCTGGAAGTTGTTTACCTATCTCGAAGTAGTGACCATTAGGTAAAAAGAGTTTAACATATTTCAGAGCATGCTGTCCTATACCCGTTTTCATATGAGGTCCAACAATGATCATTTGGTATAAAGATAATCTTTCTTTTATATATAATAACATGTCCCTCCGCAAGGAAATCGAAGATGAAATGCAGCGTACCCGTCTCGACAAAACTCGTCTCTATGACCTACTCCTCAAGATTATTGACCAGGGTGGTAGTGGCGCGGGTTCCCAGGGTCCTCCTGGTCCTCCCGGTCCCACTGGTCCCCACGGCCCACCGGGCCCACCCGGTCCTCAGGGACCGGCCGCCCCTGTCGCTAAGGCTCCAGTCACTAAGGCCCCTGCTGCTAAGACTCCCGCCAAGAAGCCATCTGCTAAGCCCGCCGCGAAGAAGACTGATGCCTAAGTGTATAAGTTAATTAAAGTTAGAACCCCTATTATAAATACATGATTGCTATTGCTTGTGCACCTACACGTATTTATAACACGGTATCAAATGAAGAAAAGCCAAAACACTGGCGCCAACATCCTAATCGAGTTAGAAGGAGGGTTTACGCAGTGAACAGTCCCAAAGTGAATGAGGACACACTGAAAATCAAAAAGTTGGAAAAGGAGGTTGACATGTACAAGAAGGCGCATCATAAAATGAAAATGATTGCACAATGGAGTCTTCGTGCGAATCAAGCGGCTCTTACTGATTCACGAACTATTCTTCATACTTTGGAAGAACTATACGGAGATGAGGCTTTCGAGGATCAATATGGAAAAGACAAGGGTGATGAAAAGAACTGAGGTCTATGTACATGTCTAGTAGGTAATGCATGTGGTAATGTCAAACCACTTTTATACACAGATCCCATAAATAAACCAGCTGATAGTGCTCGTGTGGGATTAATACCAAATCTAGCTGGGATCGTATATATTCCATTTTTAATATCATCTTCTACGTCTTCAATGTCTGCCATGTTTGATACACTCGATGCGAGAAGACCCATCGCAATCGTTTCATTTTCAATAACATCTGTGTGAGCTATGAGATGCGGTACAACACTGATAGCTCCCGCCCAAAAGGTACCCACATAAAAGGGTTTTAGTAATGGTAAATTCTGTTTAAATGATGGATACAATAGAATACATAGAATTTCTGGTGCGATATACTTAGACTGATCTGTGTACCATAGTATCAGATTTGCTGTTAAGAGAGCCGCAGCAATAGATTCTGGGGTATCCTCAGTCTTCCCATCTAGGTATCTATCTGCACCATACGCCCATCGTGCAGAAGCCATAATATACAAAAGTGGTAGAGGTTCGAGAGGTGTCCCTGAACACAATGCTAATATAGACATGATTGTACCGACTTCCATCTGTATATTATTAGTTGTCACCATAAATCTCAAGAATATCTCGCACGATAGGACTTCTCTCGATATCACTGAATTCAAATTTAATGTACTCAATTCTTTTGGTGCGTTTACCATCTATTTTTGAACATATATCTATGAGACCATTATCTTCATATTTACGATCATGTTGTTTGGGGTCACCTGTTATGACCATCTTACTACCTTCACCTATACGTGTAAGAAGCATCTTCATTTGATTTGGTGTTGAGTTTTGCATTTCATCTGCTATAATGAATGAATCTTTGAATGTCCGTCCTCTCATGTACGCTAAAGGGCAAATTTCAATAATCTTCTCTTTGATCATATATTGAATATCACCTTGACTGTAGAATTCACTAAAAACATCCATGATGGGTCTGGTCCATGGATCCATTTTCTCTTCTAGAGTTCCGGGGAGATAGCCTATATCTTCTTCAACAGATACAACTGGTCGGGTTAAAATGATTTTCTTGTATGTTTTGTCGTTATAACCAGATATAGCTGCATAACACGCTAACATAGTTTTACCCGTACCTGCTGGTCCTACTGCGAATACCATGGGTTTATTCATACTGTAGAGTACTCTATTGTAGTCTTTTTGATGGTCATTTTTTGGTACTATAGTTGGATGCGGAATCTGTTCAATCCCCTCCATCTCTCCATCTACGTAATAGTCGTGTTCGTCGTATGATGACGAGAGTGAAAATTTTAAATTGTTGCGACCTCTTTTACCCCCCATACTTTTTACGCAGAAGATTTATTTACCCACCATATAAACCCACCTAATAATGAAACCAAAACGGCGATTAACATACCAAATGAATACTTTTTAGGGTTTTCGTCTGGGGGTTTATCGGGGAGTCTTTCAACATTTTGATTAAGTCGGTCAATTTTTTGTAATAACTTATCAAGTGCTTTCAGGATTTGAAGCTCTCTATCCTTTGGTTCTTCTTTTACATTCACGGTGGTAATCTCAAGAATCATATACCATTTAGCATCTGGTTGAAGAGTTACGTAGTCACCGTCATCTTGTTGTTCATTAATGGTGAAATTCAATTTCTTAATGGATATAGGATTAAAGTAATTTGTTTGTTGATTAAATCGACGCCATTGCTTGTCTCTCATAACTGTTGATGAATGTGTCATATGTCGTTCCAATGGGACTCTTGCTAAAATCTGACCGTGGCGTTCATCGAGAATTTGAGCTACTTTGGGAACTTCTGGGCATATGATATCAACATATTTTGCTATATTTGTAGTACCACCATTACTGGTGGATGGATCCGCCTCACCAATTTGTGTAATATAGAAATCAGCAATTTTAATACCCAGTACCCGACTCATATCCTCGACGTGTGTATTAGACTCTAAAGTGAGATCGAGTGCGAATGTATTGTTCGTACCATTCACAAATTCGGAATCTAACACGATGTACTGAACCTTTTTAGGTACGTCGTCAAGTGACATTTCTAATATCACTGTATATTATATTATGGCAGTTTCTATGGCAACAAAGGCAATTGTATTTACTAGTACTCTCGCTGTGGTGACATTTATAGATGGTATTCGAGTTTTTAACGAGTATAAAAAAATAGATACTAAAGTTAATAAAAAATGATCTCAACCAACTGGGTTCATGCTATCTGCAGAACTATGATTTCTATGGGTCCTGAATATACCACTAATGTTCTCAAGTGGGTCAAGAGCGCCGTTTGGGATGCCCCTTATCGTGTATGGCTTGATATTGAACTTCATAAAATAGCCTATGATCGCGAAGATTGGAAGAATGATCAGCTCTACTCGAGTGACGATGAGACACCTAAGTCGGACTAAAATATCTAAAAAAATTAACAATGACTGATTACACTATTCCAATTGGCGAACTCTTTGTTCATTCAAGTGTACCACTTGGTATCCCTGGATTGGCCACCGACGAATTGAGAATTGCTTTTCTTCGAGCTACTGAATCACTTTGTCCAGACGTTCAACGAAAGATCTGGGAAGAGGTTCTTTACTGTACCATACCAATTGAACCACCTCCTGCACCCCAAAAATGCCGTTCGGTTTCCTACAATCGATCGTCGATTTCGTTACCCCGAAATCTATTCGGAATGAACAATCTTTGAGTGATCGACTTTTAAACCAAGATATAATCGAAGCGGTTAATGATTGTGGTGAAAAACGCTACATTGAAATTGAGAGAAATAAAAAAAGAGAAAGAGAAACTGATTTAAATATTCTCCTTACGAAGTGTAAAAGGTTACTATCCTTCGTAGAGACAACAAAAAATGAATCAATCTTCAAAAAATTAGTGGCTTTCACTGAAAAAGTAAGACAAGCCTTATATCTCGGTGATGACATTCGAGATTTGTTTCACGAGTTTGAACAAATTGAAAATACTACAAAAAAAAGTTCCAAGTCTTTTAAAAACCTAAGTGATATAACGATGATGGGATAATCAAGTAAAACATGGATCTCTTTCATAAAATAATGGCACTCGTCGACAAGAACTCGGATAAGATTCCTGAAGGAGACTATCTGGAGTTGTGTGACACTATACACGAACTGCGACGACAAGTGAAACCACCCTCATTTCTTCTTGACCAAAATCAACCACTCATGTATGCACCTATGACTGATGGGCAACCACCCGAATGGATTGAGGATTCATTACCATCTGATCCTGATACTGCTGCTCAGCGATCACGTGAACAACTTCAACAACGGTGGAGAGAACTTGAGGAAGAGGTTATGTACCCTGGTCTTAACCAATTTCTACAAGAATTGCATGAGGAGTGGACTGACCCAGTTGAACCGGGTGCGTATTACCCTCCGCCAACACAGGGAATGCATCAACACGTGGAGGATGGTACCACAGTTGCTGAAGTTTCGATGATGGATGTAGACTAACGACGAGGTCTCACACGTAAACTGTTGAGATCTCGCCAAGCATCTCGAATCACCCGTGGTGGTGCTGAGGGATCAACTGTAGCTGTGGTCGCTGTCTGACCTGTTAGCTCTTTTAATTTCAAGTGTAAATGTTTGAGTTCGTTTGATATCTCCACGTACGCCCATTCTGTTTTTGTTGGAAACATTTCATCATTTTCCATGATCTCCATTATGTTTCTTAGATGTTCCATACCTAAGTGAAGCCTAGAATTTATATTTTTCAATAAAAAACAACCAACATGGAAGACTTACGTAACCTCATGGCATGCATCGACGAAATCGCCAGTCAGATCCCCGATGGGATGTATCTGAAGATGGCCGATCAAATGAAACGCGTTCATGACCATATGAACGGCAACAAGAGCATCCACGATGACACCTTCTACTACAGTGACGATGATTCTGTCCTTGAAAGTGATGATGACTCGGACAGCGACTTCGCCCCGAATCTCGATCGAACACGTCTCTCTGATATTGCACTTATCAGAGACCAGCTTCTGGATCATGTGAAGAAGATGCACGAGGAGTACAAGGTTCTCATGAAGTGGGAAAAAGAAGCGAGGCGTACTTGGACCCCCATCAAGCGTATGACTGCGTTTCGAAAGAGCCAGGCTATCAAGCAATGGTGTGAAAAGAACGTCCGTTGGGCTACTGGTGGTGAGGCTGGGGAACTGGTTGGTTGCATATCCACCGCCGCTGCGTACCACTCCTGGACTTGGAAAAACCTGATGGAAAACGGTCTTCGGACAATTGTGTTGGAAATTGGAACCGAGGGGGAGAAGGTCCCAGATTTCGTCTACTATGATGAACTTTCACTCAAAACAATCCAAAAGCTTCCCGCCTTTGAGAAGAAGATTCATGATGACTACAAGGAAGAATGCCAAAGGAAATGGTATGTCGCCCTCCAAAACGCTAAGTTAAAGGTGGTTGAGTCGAAGGCAAAGATGACCGGGTTGGAGATGTTTTGTGTGGATAGGGAGAGCGAGTTGAGGCTAGCTGATGCATGCGTCTATCACCGTGATTACTGGGAGTCCGCAACAAATGAGTTTTGGGTGAGTGATAGTGGACGAATGGTGGACAGCGGGTTTGTGGCGCGGGTCGAACGACGCCGTTAAAGAATTTAGCCGTGTAATATAGTAATGAATGTACTTCAAAATGTAATGCAAATAATAGACAGTATATCTGATAAAATCCCTGAGAACGTCTACCTATCCCTCTGCAACGAATTAAAGAAACTCTACGCTTTCATCCCCGATAAAATCAGACCAGCCCTCTCTAGAACAAATAGTGCCGCCAACGTACCTTCATCATCACCTGCGAATGGGTATTGGTTTCGCTAATTACTTAAAATTTAGACTCTTTAGAATTGTATGTCGGAACCTGAATATATTTATAGATGGTCAAAACTGTGTCTCTCTACGGTATCACTCATAATCATATCCCCACACCTCATAGGTGGTTGCCAAGTATTCGTATTCTTCACGAATCTCTACACCCTTTTGTCAAATCTAATTTGGTTAATTCTAGCTTCAAATGATTATCCAGTTGAGATCGCGTCCCTTCTTCCAGTATTGGGGGTAGAAAATATGATAACACTAGGAAGTTTCATGTGTATCACTGGTAACACTGAAGATGAAAATGGGTTAAGTAGCTACGAAATGGTGGCAGTTGTATCGGGTATTCTTTGGGGTGTGCACACAAGTCATATAACCCATCTTGTATCTAAAAAGGAACCTGGTCGGCTAATAGGACTTGAAGAACCATTCGAAATTTAAATACCTAAGAAGGTTTGAATAAAAAATATAAGTAAATATCATATGAATAATCCTGTACCTGTAAAACTTCTACCAGCGGGTGCAAATCGCACCCAGCTCATGAAAGTGATTGGTGAAAAGACTCTTAATTTCAG